CTTCTTGCTTCTTCTTTTTCCATCATTATTACCTCCTAAGGTATTCCTTCCATTCTTTTATGTTTTTGATTTTCTGCCGCTCGACTTTGGTCTTCGGCTCAAAAATCGACCTAACAAAATTCCGAACACTTACATCTGTCTGGGGATACGCGGGATAAGGGGTTGGGGAAACATCAAAAAGCGTAACCTTTTTTAGAATCCTCACATCGTCTTCCCACTCCTCTTCCTCAGCTATAAAGCCAAAAGACATCTGCCTCACATCTCCCCTGTGAATCGATTCTACGAAATCGCTGGCGTAGGTGGCATTCGGGGGGATAATTTCACATCTTAATCCTTCTTCATCTTCTTCGAGTTTGAGCGTATCGTTCGATGTTCTCCCAAGCACGTAATCGCTGTTATGATTCCAAAGAGCGCAAACATCATCCTTCTCGATGGAATCCCTAAAAGCTCCTGGAAGTATTTTCTCTCTGAACTCTCCTCCAATAGGTTCGCTCAGGGTATTAAAAACTGAGGCGTGCCCAACGATGGTGGGCAACTGCCCTTCCTCACGAGGCTCGAACTCGGCACGAATATCATAAGAGCGCCGCTCAACTCCTGAACGATAGCTCTTAAACTCTGGAGCTTCCTTTTCGAAATCCTCATAGTGCGTCGCAAGATGGTTATAAACACCTTTCCTGTCGGCTTCGGGAATATCCACGCCGCCACGGGCACCAAGAAGAGCCGCCATAGCGGCTGCTACCGCGCGCCAAACAGTTTTATAGCCATCCGCTAAATGGTGAGGGAGCTTATAAGCCGTTTTGATGTCGGGATTTTCCGAATCATACCAAGCGCACATTTCTTTCAAATCTTCAACTTCCGCTTTTTTTACTTCCGCCCCAGCGTCCCATTCCGCGTCTGGGTCTGCCAAGGGATACTTTTTGTATGGAATTACTGTCATCTTTCACCTCCTGGTGATACTTTCATTATACAGCTTCAATCAAACATGAGCAATGGTCATGCAGGGGAGGCGTGGTTACCGCTCCTGATAAATCCATTGTTTTATCTCCCGCCGATAAGGTTTCCCCAGCGCCTACGAAGCTGTTCTCAATCGCAACAACTGTTCCGTCAAGCATTGAACAAAACTCACAAGGATTCGCGGATGAGGTCATCCATATCATTCTGGTAACCCCCATAATCCCTAACGCCTTTAGTGTAGCCAATTCCCCAACACGCACGGATTCGTTTTCTGCGAGTGTTGAAGAATCCGCTTCGATAACATCCTCAAATCCCGCCAGGTATTCATCGGGGGATAAACCCTCCGCTTCCACCGCCTCAATGATTTTATCCCGATGTTTGACCCCGCTGCTGTAGATTTTTGAGCGCATATGGTCTAGCGCGGCGCTTACTACGGGGTCTTCTTCTTCAACCGCACTTCTCGCGTCAACGATACCAGCAGTTGTGCTGGCGATTGATACATAAACAGGGGTTAGCTTCTTCTCGCCGAAGGCAAGGTATTCACCCTTGTAGTATGAATCCATCCACTCGCAGAATGCCTTGAAATCAGTTTTTGTTTTGAGCGCTTTCTTTAAGCTTCTTTCCTCTCCCCTCATAACTTCCTTCCACACCTGCCGCAACAGTGGCTTATGCGCTTCCCTAGCACGAAGCCTTGCGGCTATGCGTTCTTTCTTTCTACTGATTTTACGGCTTTCTGTTTGGGGGGCTGGAGGCTCTGGAGTAAAACTGTTAGAGGAAAGGGGATAAAGGTTAAGGGGGAGATAATGCTCATCGCCCCCATCAACTGGAGGCAGGTTCTCAAGTTCCCGTATTTCGTTAGGGCTCATCGCCCCCATCCATAAAAGCTCTCTATAATACCCCGCTCTGGCAGCGGAATCGCCACGAAGAAGGCTAGCAAGCTCAAACTCGCAATAGTGCTTTGAATCGCCAAGGGAGGTAAACAGCTTGTAATTAAGCTCCTGCTCCCACTTCACTAGCCAGGGGCGAAGAGTATAAACTACAAATCCTATTCCCAACTGCTCAATACCGCTTCCCCAGCTCGTGCTCTTCTCTTGGTGCTGTATCAAGTGGAGAGGAATTCGGAAGATTCTCGCCACTTCCTCAATCGAGAACTTACGTGATTCCAAAAATTGAGAATCCTCTGGGGGGATCGAGATTTTTTCAACCTTGATTCCTTCCTCAAGCACCGCTACCCGTTGAGAGTTTGAAAGCCCGCCAAAAGCAGCCTCCCAACTTCTCGCCAGGTTCTCTCTCGCTTCAGGTGTTAAAACTCCAGGGTGCTCAAGCACCATCGGTGGAATAGCGTTGCCACCAAAAAACCGTGCGCCATATTCCTGCCCCGCAAGCCCTAGCCCTATAACTTCCGCGCAATCACGAATGGGCGAACGCCCTACAATACCATCGAAGGAAAGCCCTGGGATATGAAGAAGCAAGCTGTTCGGCACGTCAATGCTTCCAGAATCCAAATTTATATGATAAATTTTAGCGTCTTCTGTTTGCACCCTGGAAGCGGGCACGCTCCACAGAGCAATAATGTTTCCTTTTCTGTCCGTTTCGATGAGAGAATAAGCGTTGCCATAGACGGATAAATTTGCTTGCATTACTTCTTTCCAGGTGGCTGATGAAATTAAGGGGTTGGGACGTGAGTAAAGCAACCCGTATAAGGGGTGCGTTTTATCTTCGGTGCGCGAACCATCGGCTTCTCGCCGATATACCTTCAGCGGAAGAGAAGCGACCGATTCTGCAAGAACTCTCACACATCCATATACAGCCGATAGCCTCAATGAGGTATCGGGGGTTACGGATACCCCAGACGCTGGGGTAGCGTAGAGTTGCAAAGCCGAACGCTTGAAAATCTCTTCCTCTCGTTCAGTTAAGCGCCGCTCTTTTTTTCGTCTTATTGAAATTGCCAAGGCAACCTCCCGAATAATTTATTATACCACGAAACTAAAACGTAAGCAACCCGCTTGTCTCGTAGATGGATTCCTTCATCTCCTCGTGTCGCAATGCCCTATCGAGAGCCATTATGAGCGCCACTATCCCGTCAATCTTTTCTGAAGACTTCTGCTTGTCGGGTTTGACGTTGCCAGCGGGGTCGGTTCGCACAGCGAGGTTCGAAGCCATCCAGCGAAGAACTGGATTTCCACTGTGAATCAACCGCTTCTCGATAACCAGCCGCAGAAGCTCTTTCGTTGGGGGAGACATATCCTTGAACCCTTGCCCAAAAGGAACGAGTGTAAAACCAGCGCCTTCGAGCTCTTGCGACATCTGCACCGCGCCCCACCTATCAAACGCAATCTCGGCGATGTTATAAACCTTTCCAAGGTCCTCTATCTTCTGTCGAATCCTCGTGTAATCTATCACGTTTCCTTCCGTAGGGGTTATAAACCCTTGCCTTGCCCAAGAAGTATAGGGAACTTTATCCTTGTGTGAGCGCTCAACCATATTTTCCTCTGGAATCCAGAAGAAGGGCAAAATCTCAAAGCCTTCATCCTCGGGAAAAACAAGAACAAAAGCCGCCAAATCGTAGGTGCTTGCGAGGTCTAATCCTCCGTAGCACTTATGCCCTTCCAATCGTTCGGCTTCCACCAACCCCGCGCTCTCATCCCACAAGCCTACATCCAGCCAGCGTTCAGCCGCCTCGGTCCACTGATTCAAATGCAAGCGCCTAAAAGTGTTCTGGTAACTCGGAACTTCTTTAGCCTTCTCGGCTTCCTTGCGAAGGTAATCCATGGTAATTGTTGTGCCAAGGGAAGGATTAACCTCCTTCCAAACTTCCTCATCCAACCAA